TCAATTAGCTCTAGAAGAAGGAGTAAATGAAAGATCAGTAGCAGCTATCAAAAAAGAATATGATGCATTAGTTGGCAAAATGAAACAACTAGCACAGCACTTTAAGACTGCTGAAGGAGATAAAAAAGAAAAAATCAAAGATGCTCTTCTAGCTAATACTAAACGTAAGAGAGCTCTAGAGCAAGAACTAGATGATGCTGTATCAGGTACCGGTAGAGGACAAGAACTAGACGTCACAGAAGGCTATAGAGGTGTTATGGATGATGTAGTAGAAATCATCAAAGACATGGCTAGAAATGCAGATGGAGATGAAATTGAAGCTGCAATGGAGTTAATGGAATTTATCGGAGAGCATTATAAAATAGACTTTGAATTCGGTAGAGTCGGAGGAGGTAAGTACGGAAGAAATGACGGTGCTCCTTATGAGTCTGCAGGAGTAAATGAAAATAGCGAGGCTATAAAATTTGCTCAGTTTATTCATGCACATAATCTTGATAGTGAACAAATTAAAGACGCAGATTATTTAGAAGATTTATACAATAACTTCATAGGAGATTACCTAAATGAAGCTAAAGCTACTTGCTGCGGTAGATGTGGTAGAGTTCATGTTAAAAGCGGTAAATGTACTAGAAGTAAAGCAACAGGATCAGACAGATGCGACGCATAGATTTACAAAACTTAATAGTAGAGGCATACGCCGAAGTATTATCTGAGCTTAATGAAGCACCAGACGGACTTTATTATATAAAAGTTGAAAAATGGAATAAAGCTTTATTGAACGCAGTACAGAATATTATAGAAACTTTTTACCACCCTACTAGATTTACCGATATTGTAGACGATGATGGTGCAGGAAATGTAATAATGTATTTTCCTAAAGAAGACTTCGATCCTGGAATGATAGACGACTTAGAAGGTGAAGGAGTAGATATTTCAAGAGACACTAATTTACCTAGAGGGTTAAATGAATCATTATTAGATCAGTTATCTGAGGACGAGGAAGAACCAACACCAGAAGAAGAAGGCGAAGAATCAGGACCAGTATTAGAGGATGCTACAGATCAAATACTAGGTAAATTTCCTACTCTTAAACAAGCATTAATAAAATTACAAACCGAAGACTTCAAAGAGTTTGTAGACAGTATAGATTGGATTTCACCAAGACCAACTTCTTTTAGAGTAAACTTAAAGAACGGTCAAGACTACACTCTTAAGTGGACTGGTAAAACATTTCAAGCTCAAATTATGGGTAAGAAGTACTTACTTTCCAACATAGCTGAATATCAACAAGCATTAGATAAACTATCTCTTCTATATAAAGAAGCTCCAATGACAGGAGCTGGTGAAGATGAAGGAGGTGACTTCGATGCTGACACCGGAGGCGGTGGAGGCGGCGGAGGAGAGTTTCCTGGAGATGACGCTGCCGGCGGAGGAGAAGGTGGAGATGACTTAGGAGGAGATGATCTTGGCGGAGATGTAGGAGGAGAAGAAGGTGGAGAAGACCTATCTGACGAACCTATAGACTTTGAGTCTGGAGAAGAAGGATAAATGAATCTTATAGATAGAGCAATACTAGAATGGTCATACAAGACCGAAAAAGGATACCCAGACCTTAATAACGAAAACGATCTTAATGTTTTCGAGTCTTTATTTGGTTTTAGTTTATACGAATCTACACTCGGTCCTTCAGATCTTGCTAAACCTGCTGGGTCGGGAGAAAATAGAGGGAAACAAAGAATCGATATTCTTATCGATAAAATTAAAAATAACGAACCTTTACAATTAGCAGGAACTGACCAAACTTTTTTAGTGTATGATCCCGATGGATCTAAAGTAGCTGAACTTGAAAATTGGGATAAATCGAAAGGTAGAGTTGTATTAACTGATAGAGAAGGTAATTCTATTACAACCTCTAAGCTAGCTAAAACTTCAGAATTTGGTGGAGGAAAAGGTTCTGGAGGAGGTAGTGCTCAAACAGATATTCAAGAAAGCAGTATGTGCGCTGTCCTTGCACTATACTATAAACTTGGTAAATTAGAAGAAAGCGACCTAACCTCAGAAAACCTTAAATCAGTATCCGGAGATATAGATACAACATCTAGTATAGACTCTATAGTAAAATTTGTAACAGAAAATCGTAACTGGGTACCTACGTTTATAAGCACTGCTCATTTACTATCTCAATATTTAGGCAAAGGTTATGAGTTTCATAGAGGCTCTTCTTTTACCGATTCTCTTTACGGAATGTGGAATAAACATAAAAAGGATAACGGATTTTCTATGAAAAATGATAAATGGAATCCGTCTGATATATGGGCAGTTAAACCAGAAGCTAAAAATATAACCTTAAATAGTAATTCGTTAGAAGAGTATAATAATCAAATCCTAGATTTATACATTAAAGGTTCGCTAAGAGGTATATCGCTTAAAAAATTAGGAAAAGAAGCTACAGTAAAGATACTTAATAAAGAAAGAGCATCTGAAAAAGAAGTTCTTAGTAACATAATATCCTCTCCTAATTCTAAAGATGCTTACATAGAAACAAAATCAGGAGCATCGCTACAACTTAGAACAACAGGAGGTAACTCATTCCAAGGAGAATTAAAAGGTAAGACTGCCAATCAAGGGAAAATAGGAGGAGGTGTAATAAAAACTTTTTTAGAGAAACAAGGGCTAGGACCTATCCCCTCCCAACGAGAATCTGCTCAACTCGCTGAAAAAGCAGATGATAAATTTCTAAACGAATTAAAAGAGTTGTGTAGTGATTATTTTACTACCGAAATAGAAGAGTTAAGATTAAAATCACACGATTGGTTAAATTCAAAATACCAAGCTCTTAAAATAGCTAAAGTGTTAAAAGAAGGAAATAGTAAAAAAGTATCAGATGCTTTAACAGATATAGTTAATTATGCTGGTTCCCAAAGTTCAATTTCTTCAATACACTTAAAGGTAAGTTAGTTATGGCAAAAGATATAAAAAAAATAATCGCACAAGAATATATCAAGTGCGCTAAAGATCCGGCATACTTTATGAAAAAGTACTGCCATATACAGCACCCAACTAGAGGACGTATATTATTTAACTTATATCCTTTTCAAGAAAAAGTACTTCGTTTATTTAGAGACAATCAATATCTTATTACTCTAAAATCAAGACAGCTAGGTATATCAACTTTAGCTTCAGGGTATAGTTTATGGCTAATGTTATTTCATAAAGATAAGAACATACTTGCTCTAGCAACAACTCAAGCTACAGCTCGTAACCTAGTTACAAAAGTAACATTTATGTACGATGAGTTACCTAAATGGTTAAAGCTACCTGCAGTTGAAAAGAACAAATTATCTCTCAGATTAAAAAACGGATCAAAAGTACAAGCTAAATCATCCTCACCTGATGCTGCACGTTCTGAAGCTGTATCGTTACTTCTTATGGATGAGGCAGCTTTTATAGAAAACGTGGACGAAACCTTTACTGCTGCTCAACAAACATTAGCTACCGGTGGACAGTGTATGGCGTTATCAACCCCAAACGGTATAGGTAACTGGTTTCATCAAACTTGGGAAAGAGCAGAAACTAAAGAAAACTCCTTCGTACCTATCAGACTACCTTGGTCAGTACACCCAGAAAGAGATCAGTCATGGAGAGATCAACAAGATGCTGATTTAGGTCCTAAGATGGCAGGACAAGAGTGTGACTGCGATTTCTTAGCTTCTGGAGATACTGTATTTGAAAACGAAGATATGGCATTCTACGAGGAGACATACCAACGGGATCCTCTAGAAAGAAGAGGAGTAGATGGTAATCTTTGGATATGGGAAGGAGTAGACTATACTAAGTCGTATATGGTAGTAGCAGATGTTGCTAGAGGAGACGGATTAGATTACTCAGCGTTTCATATTTTCGATATAGAATCGTGTGTTCAAGTTGCTGAATATAAAGGTAAAATACCTCCAAAGGAATTCGGTAACATGCTTGTTGGTATAGCAGCTGAATATAACGAAGCATTGCTTGTATGTGAGAATGCTAATATTGGATGGGCAACTATAGAACAAATACTTGAAAGAGAGTATAGAAATATGTACTATAGTTCCAATAACAATCAAGAGACTGTAGAATCTTATATGCATAAATTTGAAAGAGATAAACTTGTGCCTGGCTTCACAATGTCTGCTAGAACAAGACCTTTAGTTATTGCAAAGATGATCGAGTACGTTAGGGACCATTCAGTTACTATTCAATCTAAAAGACTGATGGGCGAGATGAGAGTATTCGTTTGGAAGAACGGTAAAGCTCAAGCTCAAGAAAGATATAATGACGATTTAATTATTTCTTTTGCTACTGCTCTTTTTGTTAGAGATACAGCCCTTAGGTTAAGACAGCAAGGTATGGACTTAGCTAGAGCTCAACTTTCATCCTTTAATAGTCTTAACTCTAGGAATAAAGCAATTATGACAAATGTTGCTAATCAGAGAGAAAATCCTTATATTAATAAGACAGCCCATGGAGAGGAAGATATTCGTTGGCTTTTTAATTAGACTATTTATATAAAAATAATCCCAAATGGCGGATACTTCACTTTTCGGTAGACTACAAAGACTTTTTGCCTCTGATGTAATTATTAGAAACATTGGTGGTGATGAGCTAAAAGTCGCTGATGTTAACCAAATACAATCCACTGGTAGATACCAGACTAATTCACTTATAGATAGATTTAGTAGATTATATATAAACAATAAACAAAATATATTTAATCCTAATCTTAACTATCAAACTTTAAGAATACAGTTATACTCTGATTATGAGGCTATGGATACTGATCCAATTATTGCCTCTGCATTAGATATTATTGCTGATGAAGCAACTATAAAAAATGATCACGGAGAAATTTTAGGAATAAAATCTTCAGATGAAAATATTCAAAACGTACTTTACAACCTATTTTATGACGTATTAAATATAGAATTTAATCTATGGTCGTGGACTAGAAATATGTGTAAGTATGGAGACTTCTTTCTTAAGTTAGAAGTAGCTGAGAAGTTCGGAGTTTACAATGTTCTTCCTTATACAGTCTACCATATGGTTAGAGAAGAAGGTTTAGACCCAGAGAATCCAGCTAAGGTAACTTTTAAGTTAGACCCAGATGGTCTAGCATCTTCCCAACATCCAAATTATTTACCTAAATCTAAAAAGCAATCGAAAATTATTGAATTTGATAATTACGAAATTGCTCATTTTAGATTAATATCTGATACTAGTTATTTACCTTACGGTAGAGCATACATAGAACCTGCTAGAAAAATCTTTAAGCAAGTTACTCTAATGGAAGATGCTATGTTGATTCATAGAATCATGAGAGCTCCTGAGAAGAGAATGTTCTACATTAATGTTGGATCTATTCCACCAAATGAAGTAGAGCAATTCATGCAGAAGACTATTAATCAAATGAAAAAGACTCCTTATGTAGGAGAAGATGGTCAATACAATTTAAGATTCAACCTTCAAAATAGTATGGAAGATTTCTACCTTCCTGTTAGAGGAGGTGATACTTCTACCCGTCTAGAGACTACTAAAGGTTTAGAATATGACGGTACAACAGATGTTGAATACCTACAAGCTAAGATGTTTGCAGCCTTAAAGATTCCAAAAGCTTATTTTGGATATGAAGGAGACTTACAAGGTAAAGCTACTCTAGCAGCAGAAGACATTCGTTTTGCTAGAACAGTAGAACGTATTCAGAAAATTATGGAATCAGAGCTAACGAAAATAGCTCTAGTGCACTTATACTCTCAAGGCTTTACAGGAGAATCCTTAACTAACTTTGAACTTAAATTAACAGTTCCATCTATTGTATTTGAACAGGAAAAAATCGCTTTACTTAAAGAAAAAGTAGATTTAGCTTCTCAGATGAAAGATACTAAGATGTTCTCTTCTGATTTCATTTATGAAAATATATTTGATATGTCTGAAGATCAATATATGACAGAGAGAGATTTAGTAAGAGAGGATATCAAAGCACAATTTAGATTAGCTCAGATAGAGAATGAAGGTAACGATCCAGCTAAATCAGGAGTTACTTACGGTACACCACACGACCTAGCATCTATGTATGGCCGTAGAGCTACTGCTACCCCTAAAGGAGGATCTCCTGAGGAGCTTCCTACTGGCTATTCTGAAAATGAACCTGCATACGGTCAACCTGGTCCTGAAGGAGGAAGACCTCAAGAAAAGGCATCTATCTACGGTACTCAAGACGGAATGGGTGGACGTGATCCTTTAGGTGTTCACGGTATGCACGGAGGATTCCCATCAGATAATGAAAATGTAATGGAGAATCTTACTACTAAAGCAGTTTACCATAAAAATAAAGAATTTCTCAAGAATATAGTTTTCAAAAAA